TAGCCCGGCATCTTTTTCGGCTTTTGATGCACCAAGCTGAACTACCTAATTTGCTACCTGTTTTATTGGCTTCTCTACCCGATTCGTTTTGCCGATCACCAGACGCCCCGTGATGGGTGGCATGGGGTATGAGGCTCTGTGTGATAGCGGTCATCTGGCTGCCACCGGCATTTCAGTGCCCATGCGCACGTTGGAGCCGGTGATTGGGTTGTTCAGCCAGATGACACATAGCGTACGTGGGGCGTCGTGTATTTGCATTTTTCCTCAAGGTTGAAAAATTTCCAAAATCATCTTGACTCAGTGGCGCGTCAGGCCGATACTCCTCGCGTCCTTTTACTTGTCGTGTACCCCGTCTTTAGGGAGCTAAACGATGGATCGAAAAAAATGGTCGCGTTACTGCGTCTACGTCGGTCAGCAAGACCGAGCCACGCTGCTCAAGATGAGACATGATCTTCTCCAGTGCGTCAATCTCATTGACGCCCACGTCACCCCAACCCGCAACGACAGCGGCGACCGGCTGCTGCTCCCGTGGGTTGTCTTCTCGGCGTTCATCGCGGCGGCCGTCGGCGGCGTCGTGTGGCTCTAACAGTGCCTCAGAGGCGCGATGCACTGCGTCTCTGCCGCCAAGGGTACGCAACGCAAACGATTGCGGCGGCGCTCAAGATCCCGCACTTCGAGGTCGTCGCATACCTGCGGGACCGGTCGGCGGCATACTGGAGTCGCACGGGCGACGGCTGGGCTAAAGAGCAGATCGAGGAGCCGGCGGGTCGCCAACCCGGCGATCCAACGCGGTCGGAAATCGCGGCCATGACGGCTGCGATCAGGAAGGCCCGCGAGCAACCGGAAGTTGCTGCGGAACGTCAGGACGACATGGAGCCGGCGCTGACGGAGTGGCGCCGGTTTCTTTCTCGGGAAGGAGTCTTTCATGCTCGTAATCAGTTTGTCGCCGGGTCAAGGCGTGTTCGTCGGCGACCCGGCGAATGACGACACTCTGCTGCTCACTCTGAACCGCGTCAACGGCAACCGTGCCGTAGTCGGTTTGTCCGGCGGTACGGAGCGTGTCCTGCGTGCCCACCATTTCTTGGGCGGGGATGTCGCAGACCATATTATTCGCCACTGGAGGGCGCTCAATGTCGACGACAAATCCATATCTGCGTGGCAACGAGGCGATCTCCACGGCGTCGCAAGGCCTTGGTGACTGGCGCCACGGGGCGATGGCGAGGGCCATGCTGCGTGCCTACGACGAACGGTGGGGCGCCCAGGAATGGGTGACCCGGCACGTCGAGGTCCAGCTGGATACTCCGATCTACGACCCCACGACGGGCCGTCGACTGCGGGGAGTGCGGATGGCGGGCAAAATCGACAAGATCTGCGAACTCGACGGCGAAAGTTGGATCGTCGATCACAAGACGACCTCTAGCGATCTCGATCCCGACAGCCTCTACTGGCGCCAACTGGAGGTCGACACGCAGGCTCTGCATTACGTCATCTTGGCGGCGGCCAACAAACTCACGACTAAAAACATTTTGTGGGACGTTGCACGCAAGCCGTCGATCAAGCCGAAAAGCCTCACGGTGGCCGACGTCAACATGCTAATCGACCGCGGCCTGTACTGCGGCGTCGACGTCAGCGGGCGATTGACCGACGGCACTCTGTCGGAGATCGTCAGGGCCGGTCGCGAAAACGACGTGCTGTATGAGGCCCGCTGCTACTCCTGGTGCAAGACGAACGAGTCGCTTGCTCGCCGGGTGGTCATTCGGACGAACGACCAGATCCGCGAGTACGCTTGGGATGTGGTCGGGGAGGTGCGGGATCTGCGTGACGCCAGGCGACGGGGCTTTTGGCGCAAGAACCCGCAGGCGTGTTTTACTTACGGCACACCGTGCCAGTTTCTGGGCATTTGCAGCGGGCACGACGAGCCGACGAGCAGCAACTGGAAGGTCGCCGAATCGCCGCATGCCGAACTCGACCGGGCAAAGGGCGACCTGATCACGCACAGTCGGCTCAGCTGCTTTCGCCTGTGCCCCCGCAAGCATGAGTATCGGTACGAGCGACGATTGGAGCGTGTACGAGAGCAGACGAGTGACGCTCTCAATTTTGGCAATCTGTGGCATGTTGTCATGGATGCTTACTGGGGAGGAGATTCATGAGCTACCTGAAAAATCTCGACTTGACGCCGCTCAAACGGCCGCCACGAATTCTGGTCCACGGCAAGCCGGGGTCCGGCAAGACATCGTTTGCCTGCTTCTCCACGAAGCCGGTTGTCATCAGCGACCCGTTTGACGAGGGCGTGCATTCGTTAAAGTCGTCTGGCATTGTGCCCGCCGACGTGCCGGTACTGCCGAGTCCGACGACTTGGCCGATGTTTCTGGAGCAAGTTAAGGAGGTCGCGGAGGGCAAGCACGACTACAAGACGCTCATTGTCGACACGATCAACGGCATCGAGAGTCTATGCTACGACTACACGGTCGCTAGGCACTTCAACGGCTCAAGAGAGCGGTTTGGCGAGTACGGCAAGGGCGTGAGCGCCCTGGCAGACGAGTTTAAGGCGGCTATCGTCGCCTTCGACGCGGCGAGGGCCAGGGGCATGGGCATCATCCTTCTGGCGCACGCCGTGACAAAAAATTTAAAGAACCCCGAGGGCGACAATTACGACATGTACACGGCCGACATGACGCCGAAACTGTGGGGTTACTTGAGTCGATGGGCCGACTGCGTTTTGTTTGCCACCGTTGACGTGGCCGTCAAACGCGAGGGCGCCGGCAAGGCGACGTGGTCAAGCCGCGTGTTCCGCACGGGAGACTGGCCGGCGGCCGACTGCAAGAACCGCTGGGGTTTGCCTCGCGACGTCAGCATGGGAGCGAGCCCGAAAGAAGCGTGGAGTAACTTTGTGTCCGCCATCATCGAAGCTGAAAAGGAGGCGAAAAGTGGCCGCTAATTATGCACCGGGTCGGTACGCCTGCGAGATCGAGGGTCAGAAAGCCGACTATCACAACGACGAGAAGCTCTACGTTGAGTTGTATTTTCAGCCGCTGGTCGATCTTGACGGCCAGGGCATGCCGCTGAACGCCGTGTCGCAGGCGACGAAACTGTGGATTACCGACAAGGCGGTCAATTTTTCTGTTGCGAAGTTGCGGTCCATGGGCTGGTACGGCGACGACGTCGGCGAACTGAACGAAAACCTGTCGGGCAAGTTCCATAGTTTCGCCGGTCAGCGTGTCAATCTGGTGTGCCGCATCAACGACAAAGGCTACAACGAGTGGGAGTTCGAGATCGGCCCTCGCTCGACCAAGAGCGTGCCGATCGAGCGGATGGCTAAAGACCGCAGCCGTTTCAAACATATTTTGAAGGTGACGGCGGTTCCCCCGACTCGTCCTCCGGCGGCGGCGCCAGATCCCAGTGACATCCCTTTTTGAGGTGAAAGCATGCGTGCCCTCGATGTGATTGATCGCCGCAAAGACGCCTCGCCGGCCCTGCGTGCGGCATGGACGGCCTATGTCACGTACCGACATGCGAGGTACTGCGGCGACATCAAACCGCGTCTGCAACGTGATCTTTCGATCAAGTACGCAGAGAGCATCGTGCGCAAACTTAAGCACCTGAGCGATGCCGAAGCAGTCGAGTCGCTGCAAAGGTCGATTGATCGCAAATGGATCGGCGTGTGGGCAGTTCGGGAGCCCGGTAAGATCGATCGGATCAAACCCATTCCGATGACGGCGGATTTCGTATGGCGTCCGTGAGCGAGTTACTTGTTCGCCATTTTTTCTGGCGGCCCGACAAGATTGCCGTCGCAAAAGGCACGGCGTTCGTGCCCGTCGACCTGCCTCCCGGCGGCTTGAAGCCGGAGTGGGTCGAGGCGAGGCACTTGTCGGGCCGTCAGTGCTTAGGCTCGTACATCGCGTATGATGACAACACTTGCACGGCGGCGTGCGTTGATCTGGACAACAAAGAGTCGAGGCCCGACCCTGCGTGGATCGACAAATTAGTGGCGATTTACTACGCCGCCGTCGGTTATGGCATCGAGCCGCTGGTTGAAATCAGTCACAGTGGACGAGGGGCGCACGTCTGGGTGCATTTTGACGAGCCCGTGCCGTTGGCGCTGGCGAGGACACTGCTGACGGCCTTGGCCGAGGCGGCCGACGTACCGGTTCGAGAGATCTTTCCGCGGCAAGATCGCGTCGAGAAATTAGGGTCGCTGGTCCGCATGCCACTGTTCGGGCAGTCTCGATTTTTCAATTGTGAACTGATGGAAGACATGGAGCCGCTCGAAGGGTTGCAGTCGATCCGTCTAGTCGACGAGGAGACGATCACGTCGGCCATTGTGGCGATCACCGGCAGAGGCCCGATCAAGCCGTCCCAACAACCCCCCGAACCATCGGGATCGGTCCCGGCGGCCGTGGAGTGGGCCCTCAAGGATCGGCACAGTCGCTTGGCCCGTCTGTGGCAAGGGGTCACGGACGGGCCAGGCGACCCGACGCCCTCGGGAATGGCGTTTGCCCTCGTCAAAGAACTGATCCGACTCTACCTGCCCACCGACGACATCAAGGCGGCGTTGCGGGAGTGGGGCAAGAAGCACCAGTACAAAAAGGTTGATCGACCCGACTGGGTCGAACTGACGGTCAAGAATGCGTATAGCCGGCTCACGGTCAACAACCACCGGCCGGCCCACATTGCCACGTTCACCGACGTGTGGCATCAGTACTGCGACGTGGCTCAGGAGGGCATCACCCGCCTGCCGTTCGGGATCGAGGGCCTCGATGCCAGCGTCGAGGGCGTGGGGTTCGGCGAGTTGTGCATCATCGCCGCCCGGCCAGGTCACGGCAAATCGCTCGTGGGCATGCAGATGGCCTTGACGGCGGCCAGGGCTGGCATCCCGTCGCTGATCATGTCGGCCGAGATGAGCGCCTTTGACATGGGGATTCGCCTTCAACAGCGGCTGGCCGGTCCCGACCTGGAGGTGACGCCTGACCTCCGCCAGCGAGTGGCCGCCGAACTTTCCAGCCGATCGCCGGTATACTTTGTCAATCCAGTCAAAGGGATGGATCACGTCGAGCAGTCGATCGACCAGTGCCGGCGGGAAAAAGGCATCGAACTGGTGGTAGTCGACTATTTGCAGCTGATCCGCGGCGGCGCCCGCAGCATCTATGAGGAGGTGAGCGACGTGAGCCGCCGACTGAAGCTCGCGGCTCAGGAGCATCATGTTGCCGTCGTGGCCCTGACGCAGATGAATCGCGAGGTGGACAAACGCGACGGGGGCATGCCGATGATGAGCGACCTCCGCGATTCGGGCGCCATCGAACAGGATGCTGATATGATCGTCTTTGTCCAGTACCTCGCCAAACATCCGGCGTGGGAGGGCGAG